ATGAGCCTACTGACCCGCCTCCTGGCGCGCGGCACTGTCGTGCTCGCCAATTCGGCTTCCAAACTGCAGTCGCTGCAGATGCGCCTCACCGCCGGCGAAGTGAACGACGACATGGAGCACTTCGAACCCTACGGCTTCACCAGCAACCCGCTGGCCGGCGCCGAGGGCATCGCCACCTTCCTGGGCGGCGACCGTTCCCATGCCGTGGTGCTGGTGGTCGCGGACCGCCGCTTTCGCCTCAAGGCCCTGGCCCCTGGCGAAGTGGCGATCTACACCGACGAGGGCGACAGGATTCACTTCAAGCGCGGCCGAGTCATCGACATCGACACCGCCACCCTGAACATCCGCGCCAGCAGCGCGGTGAACATCGACAGTCCTGTCATCAACCACACCGGCCAGATCATTTCCCAAGGCGATCAGATCGCCAGCGGCATCAGCCAGATCAAGCATGTGCATGTCGGCGTACAGGCCGGCAACGGCCAGACCGGCGCGCCGGCGGGAGGCCAATGATGTTTATCAGCCAGAACCTGCACGCCGCGTTGACCCGCTCGGTGCTGATCAGCCTGTTCACCTGGCGCCGCGCTGCTGACGACGACGCCGTCGATGACGAGGAACGTTTCGGCTGGTGGGGCGACACTTTTCCTACGGTCGCCGATGACCGCATCGGCTCGCGGCTGTGGCTGCTGCGCCGGGTCAAGCTGACCCGCCAGACTCAGCTCGACGCCGAGTTCTATGCCCGCGAAGCCCTGCAATGGCTGATCGACGACGGCCATTGCAGGGCCATCGACGTCATCAGCGAACGCCTCGACGCTCAGCGCCTGAACCTGCGCACGGTCCTGACCCTGGCCGACGGCCAGCGCCTGGACATCAATCCCGATAACAGTTGGCAGGTGACCTATGCCGTTTGAAACCCCTTCGCTGCCGGTGCTGATCAAGCGCACCCAAAGCGACCTGGCCAGCGATTCGCTGCGCCAGTCCGATGCCCAAGTGTTGGCCCGCACCCTGGGGGGCGCAGCCTATGGCCTGTACGGCTACCTGGATTGGATCGCCGAACAGATCCTGCCGGACAAGGCCGACGAATCCACCCTGGAGCGCATCGCCGCCCTGCGGCTGAACCAGGCGCGCAAAACCGCTCAGGCGGCCAGCGGCAGCGTCAGCTTCACCGCGACCGCCGGTGCGGTGCTGGATGTCGACACGCTTCTGCAATCGACCGATGGTCGCGCCTACAAAGTGACCACCGCTCGCACCACCAGCAACGGCCTCAACACCACCACCATCGCCGCGCTGGAGGGCGGCAGCCTGGGCAATGCCGATGCCGGCCTGGTGCTGACGCCGGTGCAACCGATCCTCGGCATCTCCAGCAGCTTCACCGTGCTGGCGCCGGGGCTGACCGGTGGTGTCGCCCGGGAAAGCCTCGAGTCCCTGCGGGCGCGGGTGATCCGCTCTTACCGCATTATCCCCCACGGCGGCTCGGCTCAGGATTATGAAACCTGGGCCCTGGAATGCCCCGGCATCACCCGCGCCTGGTGCCGCGGCAACTACCTGGGACCCGGCACCGTCGGCCTGTTCGTCATGCGTGACGACGATCCGCAGCCGATTCCCAATGCCGAGCAACTGGAGGAGGTCCGGGCCTACATCGAGCCCCTGCGCCCGGTTACCGCCGAGGTGCATGTACTGGCGCCGGTGCAGGTACCGGTGACCTACCGGCTGCGCATCACCCCTGACACCAGCACCGTGCGCGCGGCCGTCGAGGCCCAGTTGCGCGACCTGCACAACCGTGAAGCCGGTCTTGGCGAAACCCTGCTGTTGACCCACATCGCCGAAGCCATCAGCAGTGCCACCGGGGAAACCAACCACACGCTTACTGCACCCGCCGCCGATGTGACTGCGGCGAGCAATCAGTTGCTGACCTTCGGAGGCTGCGTATGGCTGGAATAAGAACCGCCGGGGAATACCAGGCCCAACTGCGCAGCCTGCTGCCCAGCGGCCCGGCGTGGGACCCGGAGCGGGTGCCGGAGTTGGAACAGGTGCTGGAAGGCATCGCCCAGGAACTGGCGCGCCTCGATGCGCGTGCCGCTGATTTGCTCAATGAAATGGACCCGGCGGGGGTGAGTGAACTGGTGCCGGATTGGGAGCGGGTGATGAACCTGCCGGATCCGTGCCTGGGGGACACGCCGCTGTATGACGATCGGAGGTTGGCGGTGCGTCGGCGGTTGTTGGCGGTGGGTAGCCAGACCGTTGCGTACTACGTGGACATTGCCAGGGGCCAGGGCTACCCCAACGCCTCCGTCACGGAACACAGGGCACCTCGCATGGGCCGTGCCCGTTTTGGAGAGGCGCATTTCGGCACTTGGCAGGCGCAATTCATGTGGACCCTCAATACCGGGCGGCGTTTGTTGCTCGGGCGGCGTTTTGGCGCCAGCTATTGGGGGGAGCGTTTTGGCGTTAACCCGGGATCGGTATTGGAATGCCAGATTCATCGTAATGCGCCGGCGCATACGCAGGTGCATATCAATTATGACTAAGGAGTAGATGGATGGATTTTCCAAAAAGTGTCCCCAGCATCGGGCTGGTGGATGGCAAGTTTGTCGATGAGGATGCGATCGCGGGTACGCCTGGGTCTTTGATTCCCGCTCAATGGGGCAATGGCTTGACGTTGGAAGTTCTCAACGTAATACAGGCCGCTGGGCTTACTCCGGACGAAGACAATAATGCCCAACTTCTGACGGCAATCAAAGGCGTGGTCGGACCGGGGAGATTGATCAATACCCAAATTTTCAAGGTGGCCGGAACCTTCCCATACACCCCTACGCCCGGTACAAAATCGATAGTGGTTGAGATGGTTGGCGGGGGCGGTGGCAGCGGAGGTGTTGTAGCTACTGCGGCTGGCACGGTTGGAGCCTCTTCTGGTGGAGGCTCCGCTGCGTACGCAAAGGCGTTAATCAACTCAGGGATTTCTGGCGTACAGGTCGTTGTCGGCGCCGGTGGCGCTGGTGGCGCAGCTGGGAATAACAATGGCGGAGCGGGAGGCACCTCCAGCTTCGGCTCTATTATTTCGGTGCCAGGGGGTAAGCCCGGTAATGGATCGGCGGCGTTTTCAACCAATACCGGCATCGGCGGCAGCGGAGCTAGCGATCCTCCTGTGGGAGCGAACATCGTCGGCTTCAGCGGCGCGGGGTCGGATACTTCGACCATTTTGCCCCCTGCGATCTTCAGGCCGTCATCCGGCGGAGGGAACCCGTTAGGGAGTGGTGGAGTAAGGGCTACGTCTGCTGTGCCAGGAGCCGTTTCCGGATCGGGATACGGCTCAGGTCCATCCGGCACATTCGCAGGAGCAAGCACCGCTGCCCAGGCGGGTGTTGCTGGTCAATCTGGCGTTGTTATTGTATACGAGTACTCATGATGAAAACTTATGCAAGAGTTTCTAATGGACGTGTCGCAGAGCTGTTTGCTACAGCAGGCGATATCGGCGAAATGTTTCATCCGTCCTTCGTGTGGATAGATGTTACGGATTTTGATGTAACACCAGAGTACGGATGGTTGGCTATTGATAATGATGGGGCTTGGGCATTCTCGGAGTATGTATCTCCGCCGCTTACTGACGCGCAATTAAAAGCAGAGGCTCTGGTCCAGCGTGACGCTGATATGGCGCTGGCCAATGAAGCTACAAATGGAATGGCCGACGCCTATATTGCCGGGATTTTGAACGAGGCCGACACGGCTAAATTCAAATTGTTTGCAGCGTATAAGCTTGCGCTGAACAAAATCGATCAGCAACCTGGGTTTCCGGTCGCAATAAGCTGGCCGGAGCCCCCTGGTTATTGAATCAGCCCTGAATCCAGTATTTTCTTTGCTACGACCTTAGCGCCCTCAGTTGTCAAATGGCCATAATCCCAGCTTGTTAGATTAGACGGCGTGTCTCCGGTATATGTAATGCAACCGCTACTATCGCAAAGTGCATCATAAACCGGGATTAGCGAGGCTTTGGATTGGGGGATGAAATCTCTAAACTGATTGTCGATGGTCTTTGTTGCCGGGTTCAATCCCACTAACATTTTGCGAGGAATTCGGTGGCTAAAGTCGCCCCTCCAATTGTTGAAAACGAGCTTGGGTAGTGGAAGCGTCCATTCCGGCGAAGGGCCAAGAACAATTATATTATTCACTCCGGCATCCGATATAGCCTCAATCGTGTGCAGGAGCTTTTTCCGGGCTTCGGATCCGGGAAGCCAATCTACGCCGTAACGACCCCAGGCGCCGAACAGTATTACGGTGCTGGGGGGCGAATCTTTAACTCTGGAAAGTACATAGTTGTTGCTGTCCGAGCAGATCTGGCCCGCGAAATCAAGCATTGGGGGGCACGAACTTCTTGTCGCTTGGAGTAAGGTAGCGTGCTGATCAACCATCAATGCTAATCCTGGATATAGTCTCGCTGCGTGTGAGTCACCCCAGATGAGTATTGTTTTCCCTTTGCTGCTGTCGCCGGCGTCTAAGCATTTAGGCGCAAAACCATTATACGGTGCCGTAATTGATATCCAGCAGTCGGGGTTGCGCGCATCTTTTAAAAATTCATATTTGAAATTTGCAATTTCTTTTATTTCACTGGGGAATCGAGACGGTAATCCATCCAGCTTTAATGTCGTTAATCCTACGGTAGCTGTCGCGGCCATTGCTAACGCCAGAATGACTGCTGTTTTCCGTAGATTGGTTCTGAGCCGGATATACTTTTCGATGTACCGATATGTGAGCCACGCCAATAGGATGCTTGCAGCTATGGCAAGTCCTCTCGCGGGAACACTTGGTGGTTCGCTGTCCAATATTCTCTGAAACGTTAATATCGGCCAGTGCCACAAGTAGAGTGGAAAGCTTATCAGGCCGAACCAGACCAGCAACCGATGGGACAAAATTGTTCGGTTTAGCCAAGCGAAGGGGCCCGCGGAGATTATCAATGCCGTACCAGCGGTTGGCAGCGCGGCCCACCAGCCAGGGAATTGGTTGCTTTTCGTGGTCAAGGAGAAAGCCGAAACAAGGAGCGTGATACCTATCAACGCTTGAGTGTTGCGAACCGTCGGGCCGCTGGACTCACGCCACTTTGGAAAGAAATAGCACTTGTTTAACGCTACGTATGCCAGTAACGAGCCTACCAATAATTCCCAGAAACGAGTCTGGGGGGAATAGAACGTGCTCACTGGATCGGTTTGCACATTCATTACGTTCAGCGCGAACGATACGCCACCTACCAGAACAATCAAAACCAGTGCGTTAAGCCGGGCTTTCCAAGCCGCCCAAACAAGGAGAGGCCAGACCAGGTAAAACTGTTCCTCGATGCCGAGAGACCACAAGTGCAACAGCAGTTTGGTCTCGGCGCTGTTGTCGAAGTAACCAGACTCACCCCAAAGAACAAAATTCGAGACGAACGCCGCGCCGCCGGCTATGTGTTTGCCGAGCTGGGTGTATTCATCCGCCAGTAGGCTGAACCAGCCGAATGCCCATGTAGCGACGAGCATAAGCAGCAGTGCGGGAAATATACGATTAATGCGGCGACTATAGAAGTCAACAAAGCTGAAGCTGTTTTTCTTCAGGCTTCCGAAAATGATGCTGGAAATCAGGAAACCGGAGATAACAAAAAAAACGTCAACGCCAACGAAGCCGCCGGTGATCAGGGTTGGAAAGGCGTGAAAAGCGACAACGGATAGAACCGCAATTGCACGTAGCCCGTCGATGTCCGGTCGATATGTTGGGTGACTGAGATGCTTGTCTGTTGCGAGTTGCGATGCTTCAGATTGTGAGGTCATTGATCCTACTGATCCATTTCATAAATCCGCCGTACTTGGGCGCTGAACATCGTACCAGCCCCACAAACGATTCCCGCCATTGCGCGGTTTTTTTTTTGCCTGGAGAAAAGCTATGACTGTTTCCGATAAGGGCCGTGACATTCTTGCGCGCACGCTTTGGGGGGAAGCAAGGGGCGAAAGTCTGGTCGGCCAAATTGCCGTGGCCTGCGTCATTCGCAACCGCGTCAACGCTGGCAAGGGCCGTTCGTGGTGGGGCGAGGGCTACGTCGGTGTCTGTCAGGCGCCGTACCAGTTCAGTTGCTGGAACAAGAACGACCCGAACTATCCGTACCTGAGCGGCGCCAAGGAGATCCCGCCGAAGCAGTTCGAGCAAGCCAAGCGCGCGGCAGACCTGGTGATCTCCGGTGCCGAGCCTGACATGACGAAGGGCGCGACCCACTACTACGCGACGAGTATTCCGGCGCCGGCCTGGGCTGCCAGAGCTACGCAAACCCTGCGCCTGGGCAATCACCTGTTCTTCAAGGATGTGCCGTGAACGCGGTGAACATGAAGGTCTGGGCCGTCGGTGTGTCAGTGGCCGTGCTGCTGGCCTTCGGCATCGCGTGGAAGGTCCAGGGCTGGCGCTATGAGGCGAGGCTGGCGCAGTTGGCCGGCCTGCACAAGGATGACCTGACCGCCATCAGCAACACGGCAGCCGCCCAGGTACAGGCGGAGCAGGCCAAGCACCTTGTGCTCGAGCAACGGTTATCGGCCAGCGAACAAACCCACTACAAGGACCTGAGCGATGCTCAATCAAATCAAGCTCGCCTGCGTGATCGCCTTGCCACTTCTGATTTGCGGCTGTCAGTCCTCCTCGAGAATGCAGGCAGTTGCAGCTCAGTGCCTACCGGTGCCGTCGCCGGCGGCGTGGTTCATGGAGGAGCAAGAGCCCGACTTGACCCGGCGCATGCTCAACGAATTATCGCCATCACCGACGAAGGCGACCGTGGATTGATCGCCTTGCAAGCCTGCCAGGCTTACGTCAAGGCGTTGGGTCAGTAGTCCGTCGAGCCTTGCAAGCGGCGAATGCTCGTGTACGGTAGGCTCCAATTGCGTCGAATCAGGAGAGCATC